AAATTAATACATTCAGTTAATCCTGATATAGGATAATACTATTTTAATATATTAATTTCATTTTCATTCCAAAATTTATACTACATAAAAAATATATTAATTTTTTAAATAGTTCCATCAAGTAATTTATGAACAGCGTCTTGACGCGTCTTCCGAATTTCAGCAAGTGTAAACTCTCTTACTAACTTACCATCTTCAAAAACAGTCTTCAATTCATTCTTATCTGATGCTTCCTCTTCAGGCGTTACACGATCAACTGGTACATACTTACCATTGTCATCTTTTACAACCATAAGAAGTCCACGATGTGATTTCTTTGGCATACCACATACTGTCTTAGGATCCTTATAAATTTCTATAGCTTTACCATCAACTTTACACCATGTAGACTTACAGGCTATGCCCAAAGAATCTCTGGATCGTACATTATAAGTAAAGCTTCCTATACCTTCAATAAGGTTAGTTGCTGCGAAACCCTTATCTTCAAGTTGAGAATATGTATCCTTTTGGCGTTTCATATTAATTGAGTCTCCATAAAGAAGTCCAATATGTGGATCAAGAATTTTATATCCTTTTTCATTAAATGTTCCACCGAACGTATTCCAAAGAAATTCATAAGAACCCATCTTTACAAATGGATCTTCTGCTTCCGGATCACCACAAATAATTTTAACAGGATCACCACTATCAGGACGAATTACTACACGCCCATTACGAGACATAATTTGTTCTTTATACTTAGGAACAATCTTTGTCAAGAAATACCAATAATCATAACCATCTGCAACAATTGAAATAATACCATCTGGAAATTCATCAAGCATATTCTTAAAATAAACTTCATCATTTGGCTTACCTGTTTCATCTGTTGCATTAGAGCACTCAATAGAATGTTCGGTAGCTGGGACAGTTGCTGCTATCAATTCTTTTTTAGGATCTGCATTATAATAATACTCAATCATCTTAATTGCTGGAACTGTTTCAGAACCACAAAAAGAAGTAAGATGTGCCATACCAGAAACAATAGATGCTTCAAATGAACTCATTCCTCTCATAGAGAAATCATGACATAGAAATGCAAGATTAGACATATCGTTAGGATTATAAAAACCAGTTTTCATAGCATGTCTAACAAGTTCACGTTTAAATACATCAGCTGTTGTTGCAGAAGTAATTGGAAGCCAAAGGACATTTGAAGTCAAAGACTCCAAATAATTTGTGAGCCAAGCAAAATCAGGATGTGTATTTGTGATTGTTAAAATAGGGCATCCGATTGGACAATATGAACCTTCAGGAAGTGCCTTAATACGAATAGGAAGATAACCAAGTTTATGCAATGCAATAATATGATCAACTCCTACTTTCTTTGCAACTGCTTCTCCTAGAAATGTAGTTGTCAAATCTGTATAAGTTTTTCGTACAGTATCTTCATCAAGGTTAAAGAAATAATTATTAAATGTATTAATAAGATACTTCTTAATAAAATACTGAATACCAAACACAACTGCTCCCTCTGTAGCTTCCGGAAAATATTTATTACTACGAGGAGTAAAGTTACTGAAAAGTTGTGTCATTCCCTTAGGGTACATACAGTGATGACCAAGCTTGTAGCCATCTGTCATAAGCATTGCATTAAGAAGTATGTCTTCTACCAATACATGCTGTGAATCTTTTACGTTTGTCATAAAATAATTTGTCAAGAACCTTATATACAGACGTAAAGTTAAAAAGATATTTCAGTTTCATGACACATTATTTTAAGAAAATCGATTTGCGCGACTGAGACTGGATGAGTGT